GTTCCTGATACCGGCCCGGCAGCCGGTCTCGTCAACCTCTATGGGGCGTCGGCCTTTGGTCGACGGGCGAGCGGGATGCCGGTGCCGCTCGCTTACCCCTCCAGAGGCCCCCATGAAGTCACTCACCATCACCCTCGGCGACCACACCTTTTCGATCAAGGAACTCACCATCGGACAGATGGAACAGATCCACGACGTGCTCCAGATCGCTCGCGAGGGCGGACACGCGCGCGCACAGACCAACCGGGACGTCATCGCTGCCGCGTTGGCCGTGGATTATCCGGAGGTCACCGCCGAGGCGATCAAGGGATTCCGGGTCGCACGCATCCAGGATGTTTCGGCTGCAGCCGATTCGATTCTCGAATTCTCCGGATGGATCCTGCCGAAGGAAGGCGCTGCGGCCGCCGCCGACGGTGAGGGGAAGCAGCCGGGGGAAGCGACGGCGGCCTGAGCGTTCTCATCGCGCGGCTCGCCTCGGGGCTGAAGAAGCTCCCCGATGAGGTCCGCACGATGCGGATGTCGGACGCTCGCGCGATCACCGAACTCTGGCGGGAGGCGCCGCCGGAGTCGGAGATGCTCGCCCTCCTGGCCGCCGTCTACACCACCTGGCGCCCGGGCGGCAAGGAACTGACCGAGGAGGAGGCGATCGCCGCGCACCGACGCTCACTCGAGGAGCGCTGGAAGGCCGGAGCGATGAACGCCAAGCAATTCTTCGAGGCGACCGGCGGGCGCATGTCCGTCAATCCGATGTCGCAGGCGCCCCCTCCGAGGTAGGGGGAGAGCGGGTGGCACGACTGCAAGGGCCTTTCGGCAAACATCGTCTGGCCTCCCGTCTCCGGCTGCATCTTAACAGGCCGCGCCGCGAGCACCCTACTCTGAGAGATCCGAAATGGCTGGCAATACCCTCGCCGTCGACATTGTCGCAAAGACGACTGGCCTGACGGCCGGCCTCGCGCAGGCGACGGCGCAGATCGACACGTTCAGCGCCTCGGTCAATAAGGCGGCCAATAGCCAGGCGGCCGCCGCGGGGGAGCAGTCCCTGCGTGCCGAGGCGATGAGCACCGCTCAGGTGTGGGCGGCTTCCCGGCGGTCCATGATCGATGCCGAGACCCGCGCCAATACGCTCCTGCGGGCGGGCAGAAAGGCCGACGTGGCATCCCTTGGGGACGCCCTGGCGACCATGGAGCAGCGCCGGGACGCCTATCTGGCGGCGACGCGGGCGTACTACGAGGGCATGAGCGGCACCCAGCAGGCCGCCTTTGCGATGCAGGAGGCCGCAGCCAACAAGGAGATCGAGGCCGAGTACCAGCGCTTGGCGGCTCGCCTGGACGACGCTACGGCGATCGATGCAGAGACCGCGGCCCTCGATGAAAACACCGCTGCCACGGTCGTAAACGGCAGCACGGCCCGCGAAGCCACGTACATGATCGATGAGATCGCCTCGGGCCGCTTCCGGCGCCTGGGCGGCTCATCGGTGGTTCTGGCCAATCGAATGGGGATCCTTTCGGGCCTCTTCACCCCCCTCGGTATTTCGATTGCCGGGACTGCGCTCGCCGTGGGCGCTCTCGGCGCAGCGATGGTTATGGGAGAGCGGGACGCGGACGCGCTGAACGCCGCGATGCTCGCTACCAACGGCGCGGCGGGCGTAACGCAGGGGCGCTTCGAGTCCATGGCCGCGGCGATCGCCGGCGGCGATATCACCATCGGGGCCGCTCGATCGGCGCTCCTGACGCTCGCGCAGTCGGGCAGGTTCACCGGCTCCACGCTGCAGGAAGCCGCTCAGGCCGCGGTGGACTTCGCGGACCTGACCGACTCGTCTATGAAGCAGGCGACGCAGGCGGTCGAGCAGCTCGCCCAGCGGCCGCTCACGGCGGTCGTCAAGCTGAACGATCAGTACCACTTCCTGACGACCGCCGAGTATCAGCAGATCGCGGCGCTCGAGCAGGAGGGGCACGCTACGGCGGCCGCCAAGGCAGCCATTGACGACCTCGGCGCCGCGATGCACGCGCGCGCCGAGCAGGCGATGCGGGATGAGGGGTACATCGTCCGCGCGTTCGAGGGCATCAAAGACGCCGCGGTTTCCACCTGGTCGGCGCTCGAGTCCGTGGGATCGCCGGAGACCTACGCTCAGAAGCTTGCCAGACTGAAGGCCAAACTGGCCGAAGTGCAGGGCGGCGGAGGCTATACCAGCGCGGCCGGCTACAGCGCGCAGAACGCCGCCCAGGCGGCGCAAATCGAAGGCGAGATTCGCTCCCTCGAGCTCGCCCACCAGAAGAACGCCGCCGCCGCCAAGGCAAAGGCCCAACAGGACCAGATCAACGCCGCCGGCATCCGGGCTGCGGCCGAACTCGACAAGCAGGTTGCCGGCCTCAAGAGCGTCAACGCCGCCCTCGAACACCAGCGCCAGGTCACCGCCGAGATCGAGGCCCTCCATAAGGCGAATCCGCACGATGCGCTCCTGCAGGGAGACGTCTTCAACGCCCAGGGGCACCTCACCAAGGGCAACGCCATCTACGATCAGCTGATTGCGAACCACAAGCGCAAGGCCGCGGCGGCTCGCAGCGCCGGTGAGGTCGGCTCCTACCAGATGCCGAGCGAGTCGCCGCACTACGCCAGTGCCGAGATCGCACAGGACGGGCGGATCCTCTCGGCCTTCCAGCGCGCCGCCGAGCGCCGGGTGCAGATCGCCGACCAGGTGAACTCGATCAACGAAGGAGCCGCGCGCCGCCACGCTCAGGCGATGCTGCAGATCAAGATCCAGGAACTGCGCACCGAAGAGGCGGAGGGACAGATCAGCCACGCGCAGGAACTCTCCGATGTGCAGGCTCTCTACCAGCAGGAGTACGCCGCGCAGCTCGCCGCGTATCAGAAGGAACTGGCGCTCGCCAAAAACAAGCCCGCCCTCGAGGCGCGCATCAACGCCGAGATCGAGGGGCTGCAGGATGCGCATCTTCAGCGCATGACGGCAGCTCAGGAGTCCGCCGCGCAGAAACAGGCGGCAGCCTACCAGCGCATGTTCGCGCCGATCAGCTCGGCCTTCACGACCTCGATCAACGGCATCATCCAGGGCACCCAGACCATGCAGATGGCCGTGGGGAGGATGCTGGACTCGATCTTACTCAAGTACCTCGATACCGCCATTGAGACCAAGGTCTCCTGGGTGGCGAGCGAGGCCCAGAAAACGATGGCGACGATCACCGGCACCGCGACGCGGACCGCCGTGGTGACGGCGGCGCAGGCCCAAGAGAAAGCGAGCTCCACGCTCCTGAACATGGCGACTATCCGTGCGGACGCCGCAAAAGCGGCTGCCGGCGCATACAGCGCGGTGGCAGGCATTCCGTACGTTGGACCAGTGCTGGCGCCGATCGCCGCCGCGACGGCGTTTGCCGCGGTCGGAGCCTATGAGGCCATGGCCAGCTTCGATGTGGGCGCGTGGAGCGTGCCGCGCGACATGCCGGCGATGGTGCACGCTGGCGAGACCATCCTGCCCAGGCCCTTCGCGGATGACTATCGATCCGCAGTGAGCGGCCGCGGCGGGGATGGGGGCGGCGGCGGTACCGTCGAGCACCACTACCACATCCACGCGATCGATGCAGCCTCGTTTCACGAATCGCTTCAGCGCAACCCCGAAGCGCTGGCTGCCGGCATGCAGAACGCGATGCGGGTGGGCGCCTTCGCGTGAACCTCTACCCTTCTCTCGTCGGCCTCGCATGGCCGGTGACGGTGGCTCCTGTCTGGAACGCGCAGGTGCAAAAGACGGTCACCGGCCGCGTGGTGGCCGCGACTTACCAGACCTACCCCCTGTACAAGTTCACGCTGCAGTACAACGTCCTGACCGCCACAGACTTCAACACGCTGCTGGCGTTCTTCAACCAGCAGCAGGGGAACGTTACGCCGTTCTGGTTCGACGCGGGCCCCGGCCAGGATACCGTGAGCGCGCAGGCCATCGGGAGCGGGGATGGCGTCACCACCACCTTCACGCTGCTGCGCAGCTATGGCGGATTTGCCGAGCCGGTCGGGGCCGCAAATGGGACGCCGACGGTCTACGCGGGGGGAACCTCGGTGCCGTCCGGCGCCATCAATGCGCCGGGCACGCCATCGCTGAGCCAAGTATCAGGCGGCACGATTGCTGCCACGACCTACTACGTCAAAACAGCGTACGCGCAGGTCACAGGCCAGCTATCAGCCGCTTCCGTGGAAGCCAGCCTTGCGGTTTCCGCTGATTACCTGCTCAAGGTCGCCTCTCCCGCCGCAGAGAGCGGCGCCACGCAATACGCCGTGTACGCCGGGACCGCCTCGGGCGCCGAGGTGTATCAGGCGACCGTCAATATCGGCACCGCATGGACGATGCCCGCGGGCGGCATCGCCACCACGGGCGCCTCCCCGCCGTCGGCGAACGGCACTGGCTGGAGCGTCAGCGGCAACCTCTTGACCTTCAATAGCGCGCCGTCGGCCGGAGTGGTGCTGACCTGGACAGGCAGTTACTACTTCCAGTGCCGCTTCGCCAAGGGTACGGCGGACATCGAGCAGTTCATGGCCCAGCTCTACAAGACCAAGACCGTGAGTCTGGAGACCTACTTTTGAGAACGATCAGCGCAGCTCTCCAGGCCGTGCTCGCCGGGGGCGGTCCCTTCGTGTTCGCCGACCTATTCACGATAACGCTCCTCAATGGCACCGTGCTGCGCTGGACCACGAGCACCGCCCCGCTCACCGTCAACGGCAACACCTTTGTGGTCGGCCCTCCGATCAGCCGCGACAAAGCCAAGTGGTCGATGGGGCTGAATGTCGACCAGATGGGAATTACCATCCTCGATGACGGGTCCGCGACCATCAACGGCCAGTCGCTGGTCAAGAGTGCCTGGCAGAACCTCTTCGACTTCGCCCAGGTGGAGATCGACCGGTTCATCTCCGACAGCTGGACCGATACCGCGGTGGGCTCCGTCTCCTGGTTCATCGGCTACGTCGGGCAGATCACGCTGACCGGCAAGCAGATCAAGATCACTGTGGAGTCACCGCTCGCGCAGCTGAAGGCCACCTTCCCGCGCACCTACATCCTGCCGTCCTGTGCCAATACACTCTACGACGGCGTGTGTGGGCTGCTCGCGTCCAATTTCACCTACGCCGGCAGCGTCGGTGCGTCGCCGTCGGCCACGTCCTTCCCGCTCACGCTCTCGGGGGGCAATCTCGCCGACGGCACCTTTCAGGCGGGCACCATCAAGTTCACCTCGGGGGCCAATGCCGGGCAGGTGCGCACCGTCAAGAGCTACGTGGGCGGCCTCATCACCCTGGTCTACCCGCTCTACACGGTCCCTGCGGTCGGCGACACCGTGAATGCAATCTTCGGCTGCGACAAGACACGCGCGACGTGCTCGAACCGGTTTAACAACCTCGCGCATTACCGCGGCTTCCCGTATGTACCGGACCCCTCCACCCAGTACACCGGTGTCGCGGCGAGCGCGCCCGGCACCGCGGGCGGCAACGCGCAGCCCCTGCAGCCGCGCATCGGTCCTCGAGGCATCAATGGTCGCATCCAGCAGTTCTGAGCTGCGCGCCGCCGTGGTCGCCGAGGCGCTAAGTTGGTGCGATCCGCCGACCCCGTATCACCACGCTCAGTGCGTCAAGGGCCGCGGCGTCGACTGCGCCATGTCGCTGATCGAGTGGTTCTCGGCCTGCGGCGTGATCGAACGCTTCGATCCCCGGCCGTACCCGGCGAGCTGGTTTCTGCACCGCGATGAGGAACGATTTTTGGCGACGATTGCGCAATACGCGGACCGGCTACCGGACGGGGAGGAGGCGCTCCCAGCTGACATTGCGCTCTATCGCTTCGGTCGGTGCGTGGCCCACGGGGCGCTCATCGTGGATGCCGACTTCGTCGTGCACGCGTGCGCCATCGCGCGGCGTGTCGAACGGCGCGAGCGCTCGGCCATCCTGCCGCGTCTGGACAGCTACTGGCGCGTGAGGGCTCTCGCATGATGCCGGGCGCTGGACAGCCCGTGGCGACGCAGGCGACCCGCTACAACGGGATGCAGGTGCAGGGGTCCCAATACGGCCTCGGGCTGACCATCGTCTATGGGCAGCAGCGCATCCCCGGCAACCTGATTTGGTACGGGGACTTCCAGTCCGTCGAGCACAAGCAGTCGGTCGGCAAGGGCGGCGGTGGCGTCAGTACCTCCTACACCTACTCGTCCAGCTTCCAGCTCGCCCTGTGCGAGGGACCGGTCGCGGGACTCGTGACGATCTGGAAAGACTCCGGGACCACATCGCTCTCGGACATAAACGGCACGTTCTCGGCAGGCTCGGCCACGCAGCCCGCGTGGTCACATCTCTCCGGTGCCGACGCGCTTCAGTACCCAGATACCGCATGGGTCGGCTGCATCAACCTCGCCCTCGGCAGTTCTCCGAACGTGCCGAACTTCAACTTCGAGATCGCCGGGCTCTTCCAGTACGCGCCCACCGCCTCCCCACCCATTATCGACGCCGATCCTTCCGCGATCTTCGCCGATCTTCTGACCTCGACCACGCACGGGCTCGGGTTCCAGTACCTCGGGGACCTCTCGCTCTACCACGACTACTGCGTCGCCAATGGCATTTTTCTCTCGCTCAAGGTCGACCAGCAGACGACCATGAACGAGATTCTGACGCGCTTCCTTCAGATCACGAACAGCAACACCGCGTGGTCGGAAGGAAAACTCACCGTCATTCCGTACGGCGATGAGACGGTGACCGGCAACGGCGTCACCTACACGCCAGCCACCACCGTCCAGAAGTACTTCCAGGACTCCGATTACATCAAGCCGGTGCAGGTGACGAGGAAGCCCCTCTCGGACCTCTACAACGTGATCCGGGTCGAGTACGTCAACCGCGCGAACAATTACAACACTTCGGTGGCCGAGGCCAAGGATCAGGCCGATATCGACACCACCTTCAGCGTGCGCCAGCAGGAGATTATTCAGGGGCACGCGATCACCAATGGGACGCTGGCGCAGTGGATTGCGCAGACCATCCTGCAGCGCGCCCTCTATATCCGCAACACCTATACGTTCACCACCACGATGGAGAACGTGGCCTTCGAGCCGGGGGACGTGATCGCGCTCTCGGACTCCCAGGCTGAGCTGGTGAACGAGCCGGTGCGGATCAAGTCGATCAGCGAGCAGGGCACGAACGAGCTGCAGTTCGTGTGCGAGGAGTTCCCCGCCGGCGTCGCTGTGGGCGCCACACAGACCGTGGAGCCGCCGGCAGGCTACGTGCCCTCCGTCAATGGCGCCCCTGATACCACTCAGCCGGCCGTCATCTTCCGTGGGCCGCAATTCCTCACCGACGGGGTGCCCGAGGTGTGGATCGGCGTCGGGGGCTCCGGCACAAACTGGGGCGGCGCGAATATCCTGGTGTCGCTCGACAATGTCTCGTACACCAAGATCGGCACCGTCTCCCCGGGCTGCCGGTACGGCACGCTGACCGCGGCGCTTGCCACCTCGAGCACGGACCCGGACACCACGAACAGCTTTAGCGTCGCTCTGGACGCCGGTGGCACGCTCTCGGGCGGCACCGATGCCGAGGCCGATAACCTCTCGACGCTGATGCTGATCGACACCGAGCTGGTGGCGTACTCGAGCACCACGCTCAACTCGGATGGCACCTACACGCTCGGCAACGGCTACTTGCGCCGCGGCTGCTACGAGACGGGAATCGCCGCGCATGCCATCGGCGCGCCGTGGATTCGGGTAGATGAGAGTGTATTCCGCTGGCAAGTGGACCCGTCTCTGGTCGGCACCACGGTCTACATCAAGATCCAGCCGTGGAATCTATACGGCGGCGGCTTGGTGAGCGAATCCTCCCTGACGGCAATCACCTACGTGATTGGGACTGCGGAGGAGGTGCCCGACACGCCGCCGACGCCGACCAACCTCAGTGCGACCGGAGCGGCCAACGGCAACCTCATCACCTGGGACGTCCCGAACCCGGCCGCGGTGGCGATCACCTCGGTCGAGGTCTCGACGGACAACGCCACCTGGTCAGTCCTTGGCCAGGTGCAGGGCACGCACTACGTGCATGCCTTCTCGGGGCCTGCGACCTATTACTACCGGGTCCGCTCGCGCTCTTGGGCGTTCATCTGGTCGGCCTATACCACGAGCGTCCAATCGACTGGCGGCTCTCTCGACAGCGTGGTGGACGGGGCGACCTTCGTGCGGCTGCTCGGCAGCCGGGCTGCCGGGAACGTGGCCTACAACTTCCGGGGGCTCTGGAGCAGCACGACCGCGTACCTCAAGGGCGACGAGGTCGTAGAGGGGCAGACCTATTGGGTCGCCACGGCACCGAACACGAACAGCCAGCCGAGCACCTCGAACGGCAATTGGCAATCGGTCGGGAGCTACAGCGCCTATCAGGGCGCCTGGTCCTCGACACCGGCTTATGTGGCCGGCGCCGAAGTCACCTATGGCGGCAACTACTGGATCTGTGTGACGGCGAACACGAACTCCGCCCCCAGCACCACGAACGCCAACTGGGTGATGGCGGGCCCGCAGACCCTAGACAACGTCGGCGACGGTACGACCTACGCGCGCTTGCCGCTGGGGTACTTCAACAATCTGACCAGCCGATACATCAACCTTAACTACACGGTTGACGGCCCTTCTCGCTTCGCCGTCGTCAATGGCAACGGCCTCGGTGGCGTCTCCTATTGGGACGCGAACAACAACCCCAGGGTGGACTTCACAGGCACCTACCACATCGGGAAGGTGCTCGACAACATACCGGACGGCACCACGCGTTTTGCGGTCAAGAACGGCAGCATGTACGGGGTGTCGTACATCGATCCGAATAGCCGAGCGCTGATCGACTTCACGCAGAGCGGCCATGTCGGCAAGTCCCTCGCGAACATACCAGACGACTCGTCCACTGGACGTAACGCCATTCTGACCCCTCAGCGTGCGGCTCTGTTGACGAATAAAGCTGGCGATAATCTGTATCTCGATCCAACATTTTCACAGCCTTCGCTTTGGTACTCAGATTACGCCGGGTCGGCGAACATAGCCTTTTTGCCTCCTACCGTTTCAGTAAGTGCAGGCGTCAACCTTAACAACAATGTTCGCCCGATGGATGGCTCTGGGACCACTCAACGGATAGCGGTGCGTCCAGGAGATCAGTTCTATAGCGAAATAACAGTCCAGTCCTCCAGCGGAACTTGCGAGGGGCAAGTCTGGGTTGACTGGAACGAGGCTTCAGGAACGGGTATCAGCTCGATTTCAGGAAATGCTACGGCAGGCGGTGGTGTAAGTTCGATGACGGTGACAGCCCCTGCGTCCGCCGCATTCGCGCAGTTCCATTTTGCGGCACTAGGTGGGGCAAGCGGCGGCAATGTTGTCTTCACTCAGCCCCTGGTTTCTAGACTCCGCATGTTGGACACAGAGGTCGCTGACGGCGCGACCTACTCACGTTTCCTTGGCTCCTACATGGACTCCACTCGCCGCGTCTCAAACATCGCAGGCGGTGTGAGCCCCCTAGGCTCGATCGCCACGGGCGCCTCGACCGTCACGTTTTCTTACAGCTCGACCGACGCGGCCGTGACGATCTCATGGACCGCGGGGACGCTCTACCGGATGGATGGCACGCAGACGAGCGTCGGGTCCGGGAGCGTCTCGGTCAGCAGCCTGAGCGCATCCACGACCTATTACGCCGCCGCGTACTACGACGAGACAACCGCCGCCGTCGATTTCGTAACGGGCGAGACCGGCGCCACCGGATCACCGGCCATCCTCTACACCTCGGAATCCGCCGTGGTCGCGTGGCAAGCAAGTCTGCAGGCACATATCGATTTCGGCTGGCTTCAGGTGGCGACGGGGGCGAGCGGGAGCACCGGTGGTGGCGGGGGCGGGGGCGCCTGTTGCCTGCGCGGGCGTCAGCTGATCGAACTGCACAACGGCGTCCTGCGCGAGGCTCACGACCTGGCCACCGGTGACATCCTCACCTCTCCGGATGGGCCGATCCGCATCAAGCATCTGGCCATGGTCCCGTGGGACGAGTGGTACACGGTCGGATTCAACGACGGTCGCGTGCTCGAGGTAGCACCAAACCACAGATTCATCGAGCCCGGTGGCCTACAGATCCGCGCGCATGACTTGAAACTCCACCAAGTCGTCCAGGCGCGGGACGGGTACGTTTCCGTGACTCGGCTCGAAGTGACGCGCGAGCGTGATCTCAAGGTGAGCATCGAAGTGCAGGCCCCCCATGTCTACTACGTGGACGGCATCCTCTCCCATAACAAGTACGTGTGTACATGAAGCGTTACTTTACATTCACGACCCCTCCGGATGTGACCGCCTATCACCCGAACGGCCGCTATCACTGGATGAGCCTCGCGAGCGGCGGCTATGTCTGCGTGCTCGACTCTGGGTCAGAACCGGCTCCGTCGTGGACGGAACTGCCGCACTTGCTCGACAGCTCCAGAGGCGCCGGACTCACCGACTTCGGCTGCCTTCCGACGGACACGATGTTCCAAACGGCGCAAAAGCTCAGTGCGGTCAACCGATACTTCCGACCCTAGGAGACCACGTGAACCCAGAGACACCGATCGTCGCCGGGACGAACCATAGGGGAGCGGGCCCGCGCACCAACATTGCCCTCCCTTGGTGGGTCTGGGTGGTCATCTCTGTCGGGCTGGCAGAGTTCGGCTGGCTCGGGAGCACCGTGGTCAGCGCGACTCAGCAAAGCGCCACGACCATCACCGAGATCGCCGAGATCCAGCGTCAGCAGCAATCCCTCTCGATGAGCATCAACACGCTCGATGCGGATGTGCAGTCCCTTTCAGTAAACGTCGCCGTCTTGACTCAGCGGATGGCAGACCGGGAGAAGCGTCGGTGACCCAAGCTACAGTTTTTAACGCTGCCGTCGATTGGATCATGTCGATCGAGGGCGGACTGCACGATGATCCCCACGACCCGGGGAGCCTGACCAACCTCGGCATCGCGCTCGCCTTTCACCCGAATATGACCCCTGCGCAGATCCGCGCTCTCACGCCGGTGACGGCGGCGCCGATCTATTACAAGGAGTACTGGCAGCCGATGCAGGGGGATGAGCTGCCGCCGTGGGCGGCCTGGGTGGCGCTCGACGCAGCCGTCAACCAGGGAGTGGGGGAGGCGACCCTCATTTTGCAGAGATCCGCCGGAGTGGTTGCGGATCACATTATCGGCCCTCTGACGCTGGCCGCGGTGCGCCGGGAGCCTCCAAAGCAATTCCTGGCAGCGTTCACCGCGGGCAGGGACGTGCGCTACACCTCCTCGGCTCAGTGGCGCCGCTACGGAAGCGGATGGGTGAAGCGGGCGACGCTGGCCGCGCTCGAGGCGCTCGCGCACTCGTAGCGGCATGAGCGCGCGCGGCGTCCTGCGGATCGTCGACGGCGGCGAGGCGGACTTCTGGTGCCCTGGGTGCCGGGAAGCTCACGTGATCCCCGTCAATCAGGCCGGCGGTTGGAACTTCAACGGCAATTACGACAAGCCGACATTCAGCCCCAGCATCCTGGTGACTTGGACTCACCCAAAGGGACACACCAACGAGAACCCCGCGCCGACAGGCTTCCCGGCCCAGAAGGCTCGGCCCGATC